GAACCTGGGGTATGGGTGACATATTTATTGACATTGGCGATTGGGCCATTTACCCAGCCCTTTACGTGTGGATGGTTTTGGTGATCCGAGACAACAACCGGATGCGGAGGATCAAGTGAGCTTTGGACCGACATATGCACCACCGCCTCCGCAAGCTTTGACGCTGCCCCCGGACCCCTCGACGGACACAGCGGCGGGAATGCAGACCGCAGCACAGCAGGCGGCGGATGCGGCCCGTGCGAAAGCACAGGCACAGAATGGCAGGCAGTCCACGATTCTGACTGGCCCGGCGCGGACTCCCTTTGGGACCACCAATCCGCTACCGTCCCCGACGCCGCTTGCTGCTCCAAAGCTCCCATCATTGCTGCTAGGCCGATAAAATGCCAATTGATCCCCAATCAGTTCTGCGAAGGCACAAGCGGCTGGTGGAACAGCATCAGCTTTGGAGATGGGTGTGGCAGGATATTGCGAACGTCATCCATCCTAGGCGGGCGCAGTTTGTTTTGAAACCGGCGCCGGGGCAAAGACAGACCGAGCACCTTTACGACTCGACGGCCCTGGATGCGAATGACCGGCTGGCGTCTACCCTCAATGGGACGCTGACCACCCGCTCCGCCAAGTGGTTTTCATTGAAAATCCGCGATGAGCAGTTGAATGAAAGTCAGGATGTGCAGGAGTGGCTTGAAGAGTGCGCGAAGCGGATGTTCCGGGTGTTCAACCAGTCGAATTTTAATTCGGAGGTGCATGAAGTTTACTTGGATGAGGGTGCGTTTGGCACTGCGGCGCTTCTGGAAGAAGAAAAGGAGCCGGAGTCATCGACGTTCAAGGGGATTATCTTCCGTGCCTTGGCGCTCGCTGACCTTGTGATTGATGAGAATGCGGAGGGCAGGGTAGACACGCTCATGCGGACATTCAAGATGAGCGCGGCGGCTGCGGTAGATAAGTGGGGCAGGGACAAGTTGGGACCACGCGTTTTGCAAGCCTTCGACACCGGCAAGGCTGATGACCTCTTTGAATTTCTGCACGCCGTGTTCCCGCGCAAGATCGACGGCAAGCCCATCCCGACGCAAGGGACACCGAAAACGAATCTCCCGGTTGCCTCCGTTTATATTGGGATGCTCGACAAAAATCTGATTGATGAAGGTGGGTTCAATGAATTTCCATTCATGGTCCCCCGGTGGACAAAGACGGCGGGCGAGATTTACGGCAGGGGTCCTGGGCACATTGCTTTGCCGGACACCAAGACCCTCAACAAAGTTGTGGAGCTTGGGCTGAGGACATGGGCGAAAAATCTCGACATGCCCACCAAGTCTATTGATGACGGCGTGGTGGGGCCGATCCGCAACGTGCCGGGCGGGAATACGATTGTGCGGGATATGGAGGCGTTGCAGCCGCTTTTCCCTCCGGGGACTTTCCGTGAGTCCATCTCGAACGATCAGGTTAAGGCGGGTGACTTGAAGGCGTCGATTAGGCGCATATTTTTTGCCGATCAGATGGAATTGCCGCAAGGCCCGCAGATGACGGCGTTTGAGGTTGCGAAACGGTTTGAGTTGTTGGAACGATTGCTAGGACCAACGATGGGCCGTCAGGAAACCGAGTTGCTGAATCCACTGATCGAGCGCACGTTTGGAATCATGTTCCGCAAGGGGGCGTTCACACCTCCGCCCGATATTCTCACCAAAAACGGTGCAGACATCGACGTGCAGTATGAGGGGCCGCTGGCGAAGTCGCAACGACTATCTGAAGTGGAGGGGATTGAACGTCTCGGACAGTACGTGCAGGGCGCCGCAACCCTTCAGCCGAATGTGATTGACGTGATTGACTTCGATCAGGCGGTGAGGATCAGCGCGGATGTGCTTGGGGTGCCAACGCACGTGCTCCGTGATCCGAAAGACGTCGCCAAGATGCGAGCGCAGAGGGACCAGCAGAACGCGGAGCGCCAACAACTCATGGACGCACAGACAACCGCGCAAGCAGCGGGGAAGGCGGCTCCGGCGTTGAAGCTGCTCCCGCAGGTTGCGAGTGCACAGGGAGGGAATAATGGTCAAGCGGCCTGAGCCAGAGCAACCGTACAAAATCTTCACCGGCCCACTAGGTCATTTGGTGCTTGTCGATCTGACTCGCACGGTGCAGCAAACGAAAGATCGGGAAGCGCGAGCAGGTATGGCAGATTTGTTGGTACATATTCTGCGGCAGCGGGACCGCCTTAATGAACCCGCAATTTCACAGGAGGCGAGTGAGGAATGAGCACGACAGCGACGGTTTTGACGGCGGAGACACCAGTGGCAGCAGTAGCACAGGGTGGTGGCAATGCGGGGACTGATTGGCGTGCTAGCCTCCCGGAAGAATTGCGTGCTGACCCTTCCATCAAGGACTTCAAGGACATCGGGGGGCTAACGAAGTCGTTCATTGAGGCACAGAAGTTGGTGGGTGGATCAGTGCGCCTCCCGAAAGCCGATGCTAGCGATGAAGAGTGGGGGAAGTTTTACACGCGCTTGGGACGGCCTGACGCTGCCGACAAGTACGAGCTGAAGCGCCCGGCTGTGCCGGAGGGTGTCCCATACGATGAGGGCCTTGAGAAAAATTTCAAGGCGTGGGCACATGAAGCAGGGCTTCACCCTCGACAGGCCCAGCGTCTATTGGACCGCTTCACGGCGGCGCAAGCGGAGAATCTGACAACCTACCGGAAGGGCATGGAAACCGGCATCGCGGAGCTCAAGAAAGAGTGGGGAGCGAACTTTGACAAGAACGCGGCCCTTGCGGTGAAGGCCGTGAATGAGTTGGGAGGGGATGAAATCAAAGGCCTCCTCGATAGCACCGGCCTTGGCAACCATCCGGCGCTGGTGAAATTTTTCGCCAACCTGGGCGCGCAGCTCGGGGAGGACACAATCGTCCTCGGGGATGGTCCCACAACGCAGGACGAAGGCTCGCGTGATGCAATTCAACTCAAGATCAATGAGATTCGGAACGATCCCAAGCACCCGTATAACAGCCGCAATGCCACACCCGCAGCGCGACAGGCAGCCGTCCGGGAAGTGAACGCGCTTTATGAAAAGTTGTATGGCACCGCCCCGGCGCTAGGGACGGGATCGGGAGCGTAGCGATGGCGAAGCATTGGATTGCTGGGGCCATCAAACATCCCGGCGCTCTCCATAAAGAGCTGGGGGTGCCGGAGGGGAAGAAGATTCCAGCAGGTAAGCTGCGTGCTGCCGCCAAAAAGGGAGGGGTGGAGGGTAAGCGTGCCCGGCTCGCCGTCACCCTTTCCCACATCGCTCATCATGCGAAGGCGTATGGAAGCAAGAAGTAATGCTTGACAAAATGCGTCATATGTGATTTAATTGGTGCGTTGTTAAAAGATTGAGGGTGCAATCCCCTCAGCATAATGTCAACGCTTCGGCCCCTTCAGTAAGTCGGGCAACCCCTCACAAGGTCCGGCTGACCGCTTGGAAAGACAAGCCGCCCACCCTGCACGATAGCAGGCAGGCGGGTCCGTTCCTAAGACGGGCAACCCTCCGCGATGCTTCACAAAATTCAATTTCGCGTGAGGACCTTCCGTGTCAAACCAGATTACAACGGCACATGTCCAGCAATACAAGGACAATGTGCTGATTACCTACCAGCAAGCGGGTTCCAAACTTCGCGGCTCTGTCCAAGAGAGAACGGTAACGGGCCGGGCGGATTTCTGGGATCGAGTGGATCAGACCGCCGCGCAAAAGAAGCTCTCCCGCAACTCTGACACACCGCTCGTCAACACCCCTCACAGTCGGCGCATGGTTACCTTGCAAGACTATGAGTGGGCGGATTTGATTGACAAGCAGGACGCCATCAGAATTTTGATTGACCCTCAGTCGGCATATGCCGTGAACGCGGGCTATGCGCTTGGCCGATCCTTCGATGATGAAGTCATCAACGCCTTCGATGGCATCGCCTACGGCGCAATCGACGGTTCAACGCAGATCACCTTTTCATCCGAGAAAGCCGGTGACGAGGACTTCTCCGGCGCCGCCCTCACCGTCCCGAACCTTGTGCAAGTCAAGCTCGACTTGGATGCGCAGGATGTCCCGGATGAGGGGCGTCACATTGTCATGCGCCCGGCTGGCTTTGCTCAACTCCTGAAGCAGAGCACTGCCCCGATGATTTCCAACGCGGATTACAACACCGTGAAAGCCCTCGTCAACGGCGAGATTGACACCTTTCTCGGCTTCAAATTCCACCGCACGACCCGTATGCCCCAGGGCAACCTGAGCCAAGATGGTCTCGGCGCCAACCTTTCCTACGGCTTCGCGTGGCACGAAAAGTCGATGGGCATTTCGGTTGGCATGGAGTTTATCACCCGCGTAACGGAACGGTCCGACAAGTCCTACGCCACTCAGGTTTACGTGGCTGGGTCTTTCGGTGCCACCCGCCTGCAAGGCAACGGCGTGGTCCGTTTCAAGATAAATGAAACGAATTAGCAGCAAGGGGGCCGTCACAAGCGGCCCCTATCCTTCTTCTCAAAGCGGAAAGCTAGGGAGAAATTGAAATGGCAACGATCAATTCAACACAGGTAGCAAACGTCCTCTCGAATCCGGTTACGAAGCTGGGCGCGACAGACCTTGGTGGACGCCTGCGTGTGGCGTTTTTCACGGCGGTGACTCCCGCCTCCGGAAACAACATTGGCGACATCATCCAGCTCTGCTACATCCCGAAAGGTGCGCGGCTCATCAAGGGCACATTTGCGTGGGACACGGCGCAGGGTGCAAGCGCGACCACGGCAATCGGCATTTCTGGAACAGCGGGCAAATATTTCGCCGCAGCCGTCACCAACTCCACGGCGCAGAATGAGTTTTTGAACACCGTCGCCCTCAATTGGGGGTCTACCGAAGCCTCTCCAACTACCTCTGCCAATTCCACCGGCGCGGAACTTTTGATTGCGACGAATGCCACCGCCGCCTGGACGGCCTCCTCGAACCTGTACGGATATGTCCTCTACGTTGTGGACTAAGGACGGGACATGCCAACCAACGCCGAAATCCTGACCAGCATCAAGCAGCACCTCAATGAGATTGATGGTCTGCAAGATGCCCTCCAAGCGAATGTCGCTGCCCTTCAGAGCAAAGCGGACAGTTTGCAGCCGGTTTCCGATCAGGTGGATGCACAAACGGCAAAGCTCGCCGCGTTGAATGCGGACATTGCTGCCGCACCCAGCAAGCTAGCCGCTGTGCAAAAAGACCTCACCGATCAAATCACCGCATCCCAAGCGCAACTCGCTCAGGTGAAGGCCGCGCACGCAGCGTTTGTCAAAATTGCCACAACCGCCACAGAGTAAGGCGCGGCGCGGAAGGAGAGCCGTGCGTAAATATCTCTGGCTAGTGATTGGCCTTCTCTGCCCTCTCACCCTTCTTTCACAGACCAACGTACTCAGACAAACCGGGGCGCTCACCACAACCTGTTCCACTGCGAACAGCACGTGCAGCGGGACACCGGGGAGTGCCCTTGATATTTTAGTCGGTGGCCCTCAAGCCATCGGGTATCCCACCGCGCTCGTCAGCATCAGCGGGACCTATTCAGGGTCCACAGTGTTTTTTGAAATCTCTGATGATGGTGGCACAACGTATTTCCCAGTCCTCTGTGTTCGCACCGACTCGACGAAGCAGGAAAACACGGAGGCTCTTGCGAACAATTCCACCATCGCCTTAGACTGCCCCACTCCTTCCGCATACCGCTTTAGGGTGCGCCTATCCGCCATCACCTCCGGCACCGTCAACGTAGGCATAACCATGAGCATGTCCCCCATTGGCACGCGGGGGGATAGTTCGGTTACGGCCATACAGGCTTCAGGCTCCAACCTGCATGTGGATTGCGATTCGGGATGTTCCAGCTCTGCGGGATTTGCTGACAATTCTGCTTTTACTGTGGGCATCACGCCCGTCAATCCCATCGGTGGCTTGTATGACACCGGCGCCGATCCGGCAATTTCAAACGGCAACGCAGGCCGGGCGCGGATTGATTCCCATAGCTACCTCTACACCGATTGTGTGGTGGGATGCTCGGGTGGCTCTACAACTCCTTCAGACGCTTTCGCCAACCCCACAACTGCGGGACTTCAATTCGATTTGCTGGCCGCATTCAACGGAACGACGTGGGACAGACTTCGAGTGGATAGCAGCAAAAACCTACTGGTGAGCGTTAATGCGGCGCTGCCGGCCGGAGCGAATGTAATCGGCGCCGTCACTCAATCTGGAACATGGACCGTGCAGCAGGGCAATGCCCCCTGGTCAATAGTGGGCACACTCACGAACAACAATGCCGCGCCGGGAGCCAATAACTTAGGGGTTCTCCCTTGCCTTGCGGGATCATCTGCCCCCTCGAATACTACTGGGGATCAGGTTCTTCTGTCCTGCGATCTCTCGGGAAATATCCGGGTAGTGATACCTGGGACGGTTGCTATCAGTGCTGCGTCTTTGCCGTTGCCTTCCGGTGCCGCGACCTCAGCCAATCAGTGCGGTGCGAGCACGCCTTGCGAAGTGAGCAAGGACACTTCGGCAAACTCCGCAACCGATCCGATATTTGCGGAACCCACTGATGGCACCGCAGCAATGGGCGCGATGGCAAACTTTGGCACGTCGCCGGGCGCGGTGAAGGCACTCAATTCCAATGCTGCTTGCTTCGTCGGGACTACAGCTTGCCCCACTGACGGCACCGCAGGTGTCCAAGCTGTCGGTGGCCACCTAGGGGACAACGGTTCGGCTGCAACGACCAATCGTGCGCCGGTATTACCGGGCATCGCTGAATCCAATATGCCGTCTGCCGCTACGGCTGGTCGGGACACCGCTCTCCGCACCGATCTCCAAGGCAATGGGCTTATGGCCCAAGTACCAGAAACCAGCATCGCTAGCTACAAAGCGAATAAGCTGGGACTTGCGGTGGCGGCGAGCGCAACGGACATCGCGGTGCTTCCCGGAAACGCGACCAACACCGTCATTGTTACGGGCGTCAAGATTTCCTGCACGCAGACCACTGCTGGAATCGTCCAGTTACAGCTTATCCAGCGTACCACAGCAGATACCAGCGGAACTTCGGCAGCCATGACGGCGGTGAAGAACGATACCAGTAATGCCTCCGCTGTCTCAGCGCCTCTAACCTATACCGCGAATCCCACGGTCAATTCCACGGTTGGTAATTACGACGCCGTTTGGCTTGGGTGCATGGCCGCAGGAACGGCAAGCCCGAATGACATCTACATCTGGCGACCGGGCATGGGGCAGAGCATTGTTCTTCGTGGAACAGCGCAGCAACTCGCCGTGAATCTAAACGGCGCGACCGTCACTGGCGGCAGTTTCGACATCACCTTTGAATGGATGGAGACAACCGGACTGTGATTCGGCATTGGGCCATGAAGGCGGGATTGCTGCTAGTGCTGCCTTTCTTCGCGGCGTTCGGGCGCGCCGCGACACCAACGCAGGTAACACATCGAGGGTGCCCGTCTGGTGGATCAACCGCCTACACGACGTACATTTGTCCTTTGCCGATGCCCACGGTTTCGGGGAATTGGATCATTGCTGAAATTCAATACGCCGTGAACGCCTCCGTGGTCGCAACACTCACGGATGACAAGAGCGACACTTGGACGGTGGATTGCACATTCTCCGACTCCAATCAAACCTACAAAATTGGGCATATTGCTGCTACGGCAGGAGCGCGGATTCTCACCTTCACCTTCACTGGCGCCCAGCCCGGATTTATCCAGTGGGCGTCGGCTGAAGTCAACAATGTCACCGCGAAGCATGGCTGCTCGGCTGGTAACAATGGCACCGGGACGGCGGTAACAGCGGGAAGCTTGACGCCAGCCAGCGGTGACCTAATGGTCGCCATCGCGGGAAACGAGTCTGGCACGACTCCCGAAGCCTGGACGATTGGGAGCGCCTCAAACTGCACATGGGGATTCCAGCAAAACGATCCTGGCTATATCACAGCAAATCTAGTCGCTGAGTCCGTAGAAACCTGCGTGGCCAGCTCCACCACGGCGGTAAATGCCAATTTCACTCTCGCCGCAAGCGTGGCTTGGGGTGCACTCGCTGCCTCCTATACGTCTGGTACGGCGGGCGGGGCTGACACGGGCTTTTACATCACCAGCATTGAGCACTACAACGTCGCCACGGCGGCGAGTGGGTTCAAGCTGCCCATCCCGGTCAATGGTTCGATGGCGGTTCTCGAATGCATCAATTCTAGTGCCGGGAATGGATTCATCTCGGCTATCTCGCAGAGCGGCACGGGCAGCGGCAATACCTGGACGAAGATCGGACAAGGGGCCGACAACGCAGGCTCCGGTCTCAAGATGGCGTGGTACACGTCGAACGCTACGCCAACATTCAGCAGCACCGACGTTCTAACCATTACGCTCGCCTCGGGATCATTTAGCGAAGGCGATTGCCTGATCTATGCCTTCTCGCAGACGGGCACGCTCGACACGTCCATCACTGCGGGCAGCGGAACGACCTGCACAACGGGCTACTGCGACGCCACGGGGACGCAAAGCGCCACGGGCAATTTCAATACGGTAATCGCTACCCCAAGCACGAGCAGCGGGATCATGATTGCCGACATTGGCGTCAGCACCCCGCAGATTCAGGGCAGTGCTACAGGAAATTCCGACACGGCCTATTCCCCGCAAGAAGCCAGCATAAACGAATTAGACGAAAACAACGGCAAACTGAATAACCTTTACTCAAGCGCATCGGCCTTTACGGTTACATGGAAACAGAGCGGGCCGGTACAGGGCTGGCGCTCGGATTTATTCGCGTTCAAGGCTCCGGGAGGCGTAACTACCCCCAGCTTTAACAAACAGCGCCGGTATGAATTGCTGGAAGGACAGTAGCCGATGAACTTTCTCAAAGAAGTCTTTAGCGACGGTGGAACTGGCAGCGCCAGCCGTGTCCTCACGCTCGCCCACAGTTCCGCAGCCGTGTATTGCCTAATTCACGTCACTCGCCTCCATGGTGTCCTCCCGGATGCAACGACAATGATGGGCCTGGGCGGCTTCGCCACGGTTCACTATGCCGTCAACCAACTCCGCAATGGCTTTGGAAAGAGCTAAATGTCCGCAAACATAAACGTCACCTTGAACAGCACCTTATCTGCAACTGACGCAGTGACCAATGCCACCATTGTTGCACGGGCTCTCTCCCTGCTTTACCCAGCGACCACGGTTTTCTATGAGCCGTTTTTGCAGGTTCCGATCACGCCACTGACAATCAACCTGCCCGCCGCGAATGTAAGTGTGGTTGTGGTGACGAACAAGGGGCTGACGAATCTCAGTGTGACCTTCACGCCAAACGGCTCAACCAGCACAACCGTCACATTGGAGCCGGGTGAACTGTTTGTCTACTTTCAAACCGGCAATCCGGTTTCAGCGGGCGGGATCACCGCCCTTTCGTTGACCTCCGCAAGCTCCACGCAACCAGCGGAAATTTTGTTGGCCGCTTAAAATGGCAAACTCCTTTCTCGACGCCACTAATCAGGCGCTCACGATCCTGGGGGACAACCCCATCGTTGCGCTCACCGACACGACCCCGCGTGCTGTCGCTGCAAACGCACTCGTCAGCACTATCTACGACGGTGTTTTGAGGGCACACCCGTGGACCTCTGCCTCCTTCCGTGCCACCTTGGCTCTGACCTCGACGCCCTCCTTTGGGTGGACCTATGCCTACGATCTGACCACCACTCCTTATTGTCTACGCGTGCTCGGATTGAATGATGACCAAGACAATGGCGACCCCGGCAGCAACTTCAAGATCGAGGCAGGTGCCTCCGGTCGCAAATTGATGACGGATGATCCGGTCGCTTCCATCCGCTTTATCGGGCGTGTGACTGACTTAACCCAATTGGACTCCCTGCTCTACCAAGCCTTCATCTACCGTCTGGCCGCCTCTCTCGCCTTCCCCATCACCGGCTCAACCGCCGCTGCTCAGGGCGTCTGGCAACTCTATCTCGGCATCCTCAAAGAAGCCCGCACCATCGACGGCATGGAAGGCACGCCGGATGACTTCGGCTCCTACATCCTGACGGACGTGCGGTAGATGGCTCGCGTTCGCACAATCCAGAATGCGTTCTCGGCAGGGGAATGGGCGCCGCGTACTGCCGCCCGCTCTGACCTTGCGAAGTTTAAGAATGCTGCACAGACCCTGCAAAATGTGACGTGCTTCAAGCAAGGTGGGGTGACACGAAGGCCAGGGACACGTTATGTGGCGACGGTCAAGACGCCTTCTAAAAAGACCCGGCTTGTCCCCTTCATCTCCGCTAGCAATCAAGCCTTCGTGCTTGAGTTTGGCGAAAACTACATTCGCTTTTACAAGAACGGCGCCCCGGTCCTCTCGGGCGGTGTGCCTTATCAAGTCGCCACGACCTACCTTGCGACCGAGATATTCCAACTTCACTTCGCGCAATCGGTGGATGTACTCTACATCGCCCACCCGAACCATGCCCCCTCTGAATTGCTTCACTTTTCAGATACCAGTTGGAATCTCATACTTCTCAATTTTGGCGCCGGAGCGTTCGGGTTTACGAATGGACCATACCGGAATGAAGATGAATTAGTCCCTGGAAGCGGAAACCTTGGATTTACCCTCACACCATCCGCCACAACTGGCGGGACAATCACAATCACAGCATCCGCACCGTTCTTTCGGCAAGGGTACACGTCTCCCGGCACGCTCATAAAACTCCAGCAGGGGACCGCGTTCGGCTGGGGGTACATCACAGCGGAGACGGATACGACACATGCTCAATTTTCAGTTGTTGGCAACTTTGGAAGCACGGCAACGGCAGACCATTTTTGGCTTGGCGCGTGGTATGTCGGGAACTTTGGAGTTGCAAGCAATAATCCCGCCTGTGTGACACTTTTCCAACAAAGAACATGGTGGGCGAACACACCCATTTCGCCGGATACCCTGTGGGCCAGCCAAACCTCCGACTATTTGAACATGGACGAAGGGACCGGACAGGCGGATGAGGCGCTGACGTTCACACTTGCCTCCAATCAGTTGAATGCAATTCAGTGGATTGCCCCGGCACTTGCTTTGCTGGTGGGCACAATTGGGCAGGAGTGGGAAGTCAGTGGTGGCGACCCGACCATCGCCATCACGCCCTCCACGGTCGTGGCAAAGCAGCAAACCACGCATGGCTCCGCGAATCTATCTCCCATCCAGGCGTACAACGCCACGATCTTCGTGCAGCGTGCGGGCCGCAAATTGCGGGAGCTTTCCTATAACCTCTACTCAAGCAGCTACATCGCCCCAGACCTTGCCCTCCTGAGCGAGCACATGACGTTGGGCGGTGTGGCGCAGATGGATTACCAGCAAGAACTTGACTCAATCATCTGGATGATCCGCAACGATGGCACTCTTGTTGGCGTCACTTACGAAAGAGTAAATGGCATTGTCGGTGTATTTTACGACAAGACGGATGACGTGGTGGCGTGGCATCGGCAGATCACCGGCCCCAATCAGGACCTCTCGGACGGGAAGTTTGAGAGTGTGGCCGTCATCCCTGCGCCGGATGGCACGCAAGATCAAACATGGGTGGTTGTTAACCGAACGGTAAACGGCGTCCAGACGCGTTTTGTGGAATACCTCGACACGGAGGGTGGATTTTACGGATACCTCAATGTGGACGCGGGGATGTCCTACTCCGGTGTCTCCACCTCTACCATCACCGGCCTTGCTTACCTAAACGGCGCGACGGTTGACGTACTCGGGAATGGGTTGGTGCAGCGCCAGAAGGTTGTGAGTGGAGGGCAGATCACCCTCGACTCCCCCGTGACCAGCGCGGAAGTTGGCCTCCATTTCCCATCCACTATCGAGACATTGCGCCCCGAAGCTGGCGGGGACGCCGGAACCGCACAAGGCGCCCACAAACGCTACAACCAGATTTTCGCTCGTCTTTACAACACCATGAGCGTGACCATCAATGGGAATCTGATCTCTTTCCCAAGCCTTTTCAGCGGGGACCAGCGCATTTCAAACACCGGGTGGGACCGGGATGCTTACATAACCATCCAGCAAACTCAGCCCCTCCCGCTGACTCTGCTCTCTATTTTTGGAACCCTGGACGTGGGAGATGCCTGACGTGCTTCAACTCAAGCCCTTTGAGGCGGATGACATTCTGATGATTCAAGCGCGGGAGCCTGACCGCACCATCGCGGAGGGCATCCCGGATTTACTTGAGGCGGCGCGACTGTACGAAAAAATGGGCATGGGTTTCACTGGCATTGTCAATGGCGCCGCGATTGGCGCAGCCGGGCTTGTCGTAATCTGGCCGGGTGTAGCAAGCGGCTGGGCCTTCACCTCCGCCCTTGTCCGCAAGTACCAATTCAGCTTCCACCGCGCCGTCCGCAAGCATCTCGGGATGATTGCCCATGAACTAAAACTCCATCGTGTGCAGGTGGAAATCCCCGTCACCCACCGTGTCAGTCGATGCTGGGTCTCAACCCTTGGCTTCCGCCGCGAGGGTGTCATGCGTCAATACGGCACAGACCGTTCCGACTATGTTCGGTACGTCAGATTTTTCGGTGAAAACACATGCCCGTCCTTCCAATCATAGGAATTGCCGCCGCTGCGGCAGGCACCGCTGTGTCCGCTGTGGGACAGGCGTCTGCTGGTGCGAATGCACAGAGCGCCGCGAATTACAACGCACAAGTGGATGTCGCCAACGCCAAAAACACGTTGGTCAGCGGTGACATCGCGGAAGCGCAGCAACGCTATCAGGACCGTGTGACTCTCGCGGAGGGCCGCGCTGCCGTGGGTGCCTCCGGGGTCACGATGTCCGGGTCCCCGATGGATGTCATGGCGCAGAACGCGAGGGAGGCGGAGTTGAACGCCCTCAACATCCGTCGAAATGCCCGACTCACCGCGCAATCGCAACTGATGGGAGCGCAGGCGAGCATCTTGTCAGGTCAGGCCGCGAAGTCAGCCTCCAACTTTAACATCGCTAGCACCCTTTTGACGGGCGCGACCAAAGTGGCAACCGGCGTAATTGGTCTGAAGGGCACGAACGGAGCACCTGTGCCATTAGTTCAACCTAACGCAGCCGGTGGCACTGACCTCTCCACCTCAAGCAGCCAGCCAGCATAGACCATGCCCCACATCCCTCAAATCATCAGCGACACCGCCCACATCCGGCGCGAACCGGAGCCGATGCCGGGTATCTCCGTAGGTGCAGCTCAACTACCTGGGGAAGCCGCCGCACGCCTAGGTGACGCCGCCACAACCATCGGGGAGGATCTTGCGCAGAAGCAGATTGAACTTCGTCGCTCCCGGCAAGTCATCCAATCCAGCTCAAGCGCCGCCGTCGATGCCAATGCTTTCATCAACAGTCAACTGAATGACCCGGATTATGGAACGTTCCCGGACAGGGTGCAGGCTGGCCTCAAGGAAATCCACGATCAATATGCGGATGAGATAAAGGACCCTGAAGCCAAGCTCTCGTTTGACCAGAGTTTCGCCCGGCTGACCACTGATCAGGTTATCTCGGCCCGCTCAGAGGCACGCAAGCGGGAGAACCAAGCGGACGTTGCCACCTTGGATGACTCCCTGACCAAGCTGACCGGACTGGCCGTCTCCCAAACCGGCCCCTCCCTCGATGCCATGATGGCGACTGCAAGGGGGCAGATTGCCAGTCGTGTCGCCGGTGGAATCCTCACTGCTCAACAGGGGCAGGACCGCTGGAAAGCCTTCTCCGAAAACATCTCGGACGCGAAGGCGTTGCAGGATATTCGCAACGACCCGCATGCAGCCCTCAAAAATCTAGAAGCGGGTGAGTACCCCGATCTGGATGCCGTCCGGCGTCAGCGTTTCATGGATGAAGCACTCGATCAGGCGAACGCGAAGGATCGGCAGGCTGTCTCGGACCTGAAGCAGCAGCAGGCGGAGGCGGATAAGGCGCTGAAGTTACAACAAGAGCACGTTGTCTCCGACATGACTTCCAAGGCTCTCAACGGGAAGCTATCCCACCAAGAGCTTGAGGACGCACGCACCCGTTATGGCCTTTCACGCGAGGACTACGAACACACTTTTGATCTGATTGACAAGCGGGATGAGAAGGGGGCGCCGTCTGACCCGGACACCCTTGCAGCTACCACACTAGCCATCCGCTCCACCACTCCGAAGATCACCAAGGAGCAACTGGCGGATGACTACCGCAACGGCAAGCTTAACCTCCCTGATTACACCAAGCTTGACACTGAGCTGACCAGTAATCTCCGCTATAACGACGAGCAAGCCAAGACGAAGCTGCATTACGACCAGACACAGGCAGAAAGCGTCATCTCTCAGCGCCTTGGCTTAGACCGCGACGTGGAGTCCGCAGCCCGGCAAGAATTTATGCAGCAGAGCGCAGCCACTGGTGGCAATCAGGACCCCATGCAACTTGCGGGGAAGATCATCCAAAAATATCAGCCGATGGTGGAGGACCTGAATGGGCAAACCCGAGCGGGCGCAATCAGCCAATTCAACTCCGCCCGTGGCTCTTACCAAAGTGCCCTCGATGCGCAGTGGAAGTGGAACAGTGGAATTGTCGGCGCCCTCAGAACAGTGAATCCCTTTGAGACAAACCCCTTCGACGCTCAGGTTGAAGCCCGGAAAGAGGACCTTTTGAACAAGGCAAAACTCGCCCACCGTGATCTTGGCCCGGCTCCGAAAGGACAGGCTGATGGGCCGATCATCGGTAAGGATGGCACGCCGTACCTTGTCGTTGGTGGGCGGACGATACTGCAATGAGCACTCAGCCAAATCCGCTTCAGCAACCGCAGCAGCAGCCACCTGCCACACCGGCACCCGCCGCACCCGAAAAGCCCAACGCTGCTATCTGGGGCGATGATGAGAAGGGGGCACAGACCGTCGCCCAAGACACCGGCTTTGCCGATTCCGTCAAAAGCTACTGGCATCGTGCCAACGATGTCCTCAACACCGGCTGGATGGAACCGATACACGGATGGCTCGATAAGGCCAATGACAGCGGCACTCAGCTTGTCCAAAGCCTTAAGGCCAGCAATCACCCTTACGCCTCCATGCTGACCAATGCCTACATGGATGTGCAAAAAGACGTGCTCGGATTCCTCAACCTGAATCCGAAAAATGCGCTCGCTGTGGCAGCCACAGGGGGGACAAGTGCCGTTGGCAAATCCGTCCTCGCGCAAGCTCTGACCAGTGCCTACAACCTCTACCTCGCGCATCAAGGGGCAAAGAATCTTTTCACCGGGCGCCAAGCTCAGGAAACCGCCATTGACTACGCCAATCGGCTCTCGATGGACACCCTACAAGCCGGGCTGGGTGGGACAGCCTCCGCCCTAACAGCCGGTTCCACGCTCAATAACATCCACGATGTCGTGCAAAACAGACTTGGCCTAAGCGGGGATCTTGCCGCGAAGGTGCAGGCAAAGGTGGAAGCTGCCCAGCAAATTGAAGCTGCGGGAAAGGGTGAGGCTGCCACCACATCTGAGATTGCGCAGGGCATTGACAAGGACATTTCGGAGCGACAAATCCCGCAACGCACCGGCAAGATCATGGCGGATGCCGCGCAAGTCATCCATGCGGAGAAAGCCCGCGTTGAAGGACTATTCAGTGACCTTGAGGACAAGGCCACCGCGCCCGTCACAACCAGCCCCGACATGCGGGCCGAAATCGTCAACACCCTCACGGCACACGGTGTCCAGCCGGACGAAATCCCCGCGAAGATTTTTAGCGCCCTCCCGCAAGAGCAGAATGCCACAACGGTTCGTGCGCTCACCGCCTCTGAGCTGAAGGCCGCATCAATGGCCTCCAAGTGGGCACACAACGGCATGGGTGGGGATGACATGCGCGGTGCTCTCATCAACCTGGGCTACGTCCCTAAGCAAGTCGATGCAATTATGAACGTCGCCGCGCCCAAGCTAAACACCGGCGATGTCGTTTCCTTCAAGGCCACCACCCGTGTCCGGGAGGACCTTTACAACGCCGCACAGTCCGCAACCGACTCCACCCTCAAGCGTGCCTTATTCGAGGCACACGACAACGTGACCGGCATCCAGCAACGTTACGCGGATGAGAATGGATTTGGGAAGCAGTACGAGACCGCCAAGAATGAATATAGGGACTTCAAGCGCGGCCTGGGGGATGGCCCCATGAACGACTTCATGTCCGCCTACGATGTCCACGAACAAAACATGCTCCGCCACACGTCCGCGCTGATGAACCCCACACAGGCCGAAACCTTCCGCCGTCTCTTCACCTCGTTTGGTGTGGACGCCTCCCCGCTCTCCGACATCATCGACGAACAGAAGTCCACCGCAGAGGGCGCCAAGCAGCGCATCTCGGACATTGAAGCTGAGACAGAGCAGCGCGTGAAGGACCTTGGCCTCGATCACTCCATCATGCGCGGTGAGTCTGACCTGCAATTTGCCGGGCAGAGTACACTACAAATCCGCCAGAACGCCATCCGCAAGCTGGTGCAGAACAGCCGCAAAGTTGGCATCTCCGACCCCTACAGCCTCATGCAGATCATGTATGGCGGAGCAATGCTCGGCATGGGCAGCATGTTCGGCACCCTCCACATCGCGCGGGGCATGGCCCCGGAGGGGATTCGTGCGATGCTCAACAACCCCACCTTCCAGGATTGGGCGGCGCATGAATCCGGCGTTGACCCCACGCTGACCAAATTCCGCTCCGGCCTTGGAAACGCCACGAACAAGCTACAAAAACTAGCTGACAGTTTCAAAGCCTACCTGAAGTAGTCGAGGACACATGCAGCACGAATCCGAAATCATAGAACGTCTCGCCCGCATTGAAGTTCACCTTGAATCCCTGGTGGGCAACGGCCAGCCGGGGCGCATCAAGCTATTGGAGGATCAAGTTGATGGACTTGTCGCAGCCCACAATCAGCGCATCGGAATCCACTATGTCCTCAGTGTCCTTTCGAGTGCCATCATCGGCGCCGCCGTCCACATCGGGCTTAAACGCTGACAAGGATGACCTTCATTCGGCTGCGCTCTGTGCATGGAAGGAGGCAAGGGGTGAGGGCACGGAAGGGATTCGCTGCGTCCTGCATGTCATCTCCAACCGTGCCCATCAGTGGGGGAAGTCAGTTCACGATGTCATTTACGAGAAGAATCAGTTCACATCGATGTCGGTGCCATCAGACCCCGAGTTTAACCTGCAACCACCTGCCACATTCGACACGTGGATTGCAGCACAGGACCTCGCGGTGAAAGTTTTAGGCGGGACCGACGCAGACCCCACGCACGGGGCACTTTACTATGCCAATCTGGAAACCGTGACAAGTGGATGGTTCCATGACAACATTGTGGCCCGCCACGACCTCCATCCCATTCTTCTCAAGCAAGGCCATCATACCTTCTTCGCCTAGTTCGGCGCCTCCACCGTCACCATATGCACCTTGTACTCCGCCTTGTCCCCAATGGTTTTCACACGCCCGTGCGGGATTTTGTTGGTTTTCATGTGATATAGCAAAACCTGTTTGACCAGCCAGAGCGGCCTCTTTAAGCCCTCGTCAATCAACTCCTGATAGGTCTGCTCGCTCAGTTCAATTGCCAGCACCTTGCTCTTTCCACCACTCAGGTGCTCCCTGGCCTCAAGTGCCTTCACAGTGGCTTGCACCTCCGGCAACGATGGCACCCTCCCCATCGGCTTCCGCTTAATCTTGGGGATATTATTCTTGTCAATCAATCTCGGTCCAGCCACTTTACTCATCACCAAAGCCTCCAAATTTGTTACACCCCTTTGTGTTTAACCTAGCACTACTTTTGCTGAGTGTCAAGCACCGTGTCATGCATCGTCCGCTCTTTCAGCAGGCCCCGCTCTTTCCAGTAGGCTAGCATTGCTGCATTGCACAACACAGCATCAAGGTCCTCCTGGCGCCGAAACTCCGCGAATAGCGCCATATGCCGGTAGCAGTGAGACAGTCGAATCTCTGCGAATGTTTCATCGCCTCTTTCCCAATTGCGGGGTGCATGTTTCACAGAACCAACCCAAAAGCGCCGGGCCATCGACTTAATGGCGGCGAATGGAATTAGGTGCCATGCCTCTTCTAACTTTGTTGAAGTAGCCCCACTCGCTGAAACAACCACTTCCCCTTCCATTCTCACCTCCCGATTGGCATTGAAAGAAGCAAGCGCCTTGTCACCTACAGTCATTGCTTCGCCATTTTCACTGATGATCTGCGCTTCCACTTGCCAATCTGTGCAGCCCATGACTGCCATGAAGTCGTTACTTACGCTCACCCTTCGCATCCACCATCACCCTGATATTCCCGGACGGCTGAAGCTCGGCAACAGTTATGCCCAGCGTGCCCGGCGCGAGTCGCTTCGCTGCCCCATACCCCCCGAAATACTTCAGGTAGCTGGGGGAGATGATGACCACGGAGGACCGGCTAAACATTAGGTCCGTCTTTTGGTCAAACTCCGCCCGGTACACCACGTCCGCAATTGGCTGGTGGAGATGCCCGGTCCAATACAGATCGGCACCGACCCACGGCATGTCCTTGCGTGCAGAGTTGCGCTGCCCTCCGGGTGTCGCTGCTGCACCCGTCCCGTGATGAGCGCAGATGCGGAACTTCAACCCACGCCAGCGGATCGTGAGAAAGCAGTAGTCGGGGAAGTAGGGCAGCTTCAGGTCATCCGCCATGTGTTTTGCAATGTCGAAGCCAGCTACCCGAAAGGTCCGCGCCTCATGGTTCCCTGGGACAGCAAACAACAACTTGTGCTGCATCGGGGCCATCAGCTCAAGCGCGGAGTCAAACTGCTCCCCTGGGTAAGACCGCTGACTCCAAATACCCGGCGACCCTTCTACCACGTTCTCAATCATGTCGCCGCCGTTCCAGCTCAAGGTGTATGGCTCCTCGATGAGCCATTTCTTGTGCCGCTCGAATATCTTTGCGGCATGAAGCGCGTGCCCCACATGCACGTCATACCACGGTGCCAGCTTGATGACAGGCCACGAATCCGGCACCGTCACCAATAGCTCCGGGAACTCGCTGTGCGGTACTTCCACCTTTACGGCTTTCTTCTTAAACGTTTTCTGAATCTCTTCGGTGCGGCTTATGTACTCGCAAACGGTCATCTTCCGAGTCTCCTTTTGAAGCCGAAAAGTTCAAGCGTGTACTGGAGGGGGTTACGTGTGGCCTGCATCCGCAAGCGGTTCAACTCCCGATACCTCTCCGTGGCATGGTAGCGTCGGTATTTTCTAAGCTCGTACGGTTTACTTGCAGTGGCCCGACGCACAGATCAGAACCCCTCCCGCAATCGCCCCAATCCCCAGCACCTTTGTGTCGTGCAGTAGCCTGCGCCAAACGCTCCCCCCCTTCGCCGTCTTGACCGCCTCATCCCGCTCCTTCGTCAAATCCGCAATCTGCATTTTCTGTGCTGCCACCGTTGCGTCGCACTCCGCGCAACTTGCCAGCTTGTCGAACAGCGGCTTCTCATCCACCGGGGGGATAATGAGACCGGCATCCAGTTTCACCTGACACTCCGGCAGCGACGGTGCTACGTGACATCTAGCAGCCTTAGGTCCTTCAGCCTTCGGCCCACCTCCGCCAGCCGTGGTTGCCGGGGGCGCCACCATTTCCTCAACAGACGCCGGAGCCACCTGGATCGGCTCGGGGAGTGTGAGGTACTGCGGAATCCGCTCAATGATCTGCCGCTCGGTAACGGTTTTATTTTTGTCATGCTCAATGGCCTCCAATTTGGTTTTCAGCTCGTCGGTAGTCTGCTTGCGCTCCTGCTCGGCTCCCGCAATCACCGTGTTCATCCGCGTGATGGCATCGTGTGACACGCGCCACTCATGAAACAGCCCTGCACTCAGGATAACCCCAGCCACCAACAGAACTAGCTCAGTGCGGGTGTTAAAGTTGATTTCCACTTAACCTCCTCCATCTTGTTCCACGCCTTCCCCACGCTCACCGACACTTCCACCGCCAAACCACCCGGCGCCACCACTGGGTCAATGAGGACTTCGCTTGGCCTTTCAAGTTCGGCGGCAATAGCGGGGATTGCGGTGTCAACCAAAGCATCAGGACACTCAAAGAACACCTCGTCGTGAACGTCATTGATGTAACTGGCCCATTCAAGCCAGCCCTGCTCATCCAGCCGGATCACCGCGTCTTTCTTGTGTCCGAAGGCATCATTGGCGGGCAGGAAGGCAATCGCGCTCTCTGAATCTTCCCCCGGCACCCACTGTCCCTTCCCGGAGTCCCACTTGAACACTTCCCAGAACCATCGGATCGAGCCTCCCAGCGAGATGAGGTAGCCTTGCTGATGCGCCTTCTGACGGATATTGGTGCGGAACTTCGCGGCCTTCGGGAATAGCCGGTTGAGCATATCCATCACGCGCATTGCTGCCGCGATGTTTTCAAAGCTCTCCCTATTGCGCTCGTAAAGCCCGCGTGCCTGCAATCCGAACCCGTACCCAAGAATGGCTTCTTTCGCCTGTTGGTCCCGCACGGCCTTATAATTTTTCTTGACCCACGCCAGCTTCGCCCCCAACTCATCATCCGGGAGGGAAAGCAGCCCATCCAGCTCCCCGGCAGGAAAGGCTTTCACCAGAAAGGCTGCCAGAAACGAGTGAATATCCAAGCGGGCTAGACGGAGGTAATCGGGGTCCTGTGCCTCAAATGCCAGCGTTTGCGCGTGAAAGCTCTTGTAGTCAAAGGCGAGAAACGTGTGGCCCGGCTTTGCCACCACCATGCTGCGAAATAAGTCATTGAGCGGCTTCGCCCGGCCCGACTTCGACACGGCGTGCTTCGGGGCGTTCATGGTGTTCGGGCGACGCGCCGCAAGTTGCCCCGTCGAAGCTATGTAAATGTCTGGATGCACTCGCCCGTCAATTCCCGGACGCCAGTTCTCCATGTGGTTGTCCAGCATGGTGCAAACATCACGGTACTCAAAGATGGTTTCATAGAGCGGGTCCTTTGTTTTCTTCCATAGCCGGACTAATTCACGATCACCTGTTGTCTCCTTCTCCGTCTTGTAATCCTTTGGGACAGGGTGCCCCTTGAATTTCATGTATCGGATCAGCCCGCCATTGACACCCCCACTGGGTTTCCACGCGAGGAGCTTGACCCATCTTTCCTCCTGAATGCCTTCGACATCTGACGGAAAGAACCGACGCGCCCACTTCGCGTCCTCACCCGCGTGTGTTGTAGTCGTGTTTAGGGCCGCGCCCTTTGGCTCTTTCTTGTACCCTTGCTTCGGATGAATCGCCCTCACCTCATCCGGCACCAATGCCTGCATCCTGCCCCACAACTCACCCTTGATTTGCTCAAGGTCCGCGAAAACTTCTGCGTGCCGCCCCGGATCAACCGGCATCCCTCTCTCACTCATGTTGAGAAGAATCGGCTCCATGCGGAGCACATGCCGCTCATACCCTCTCCACACTCCGCGCTTTTTCAAGTCATCCAAAAGCTGCGGCGTGATGTACTGAAGGGCATCAACGTCACAGATGCCATAGAACTCAGGGTTCGATTGGTGCAGATGTTTCCAAGGGAACGGCCATCCGTAAAACGAGGCGATGAATTGGAGGTTTGCCAACAGCTCCGGCTGAAGGTGATGCCAAGCCCAGCGAATGTCATGGACTATGCCCGCAATTGGGGCACCGTGAGCGCGAAGCAGCGGATCATCAAACCTCCAACCATTCTGTTGGGCCTTCTCGTTCGGCAAGGCCAGCGCCGCCTTCGCAATCGTGATGTACGGCTCCTGCCATGGTAAGAAAATGCCCTGGCCCCGCCCGTGGCTGAATTGGATGGACAAAATTTCGGAATCGCCTAGCTCATCCGTTTCGTCCTCACTCGTCGAGCCTGAGCGGGGGGTCTCAATGTCATAGGTGAGAAGGGCGTGCGGTGCATCTTCTAGGGTGTGCAACCATGACCACGCCGCATCCACCGATGGGTGCAGTTGATAGCCAGACGGAACAGGCGGCTCGTTCATATCCGCGAGTGGGAGCCTGCGTTCCTTGGCAACCTGCACCGCAAGTTTTATGTCGTGCATGAGCACTGACAGAAGGGGCATCGCCCCTCTTCGCAGAAAAGAGGGATGAAAGGAGGCCACAACCGGAATGCCGTGTACCGATGGCAACACATATCCCCGAAGGTAGGTTACGGATCGGTATTCACCAAGCATCCCCGTCGTGGCCTTGAGCGGTACGTTGCCGAGTGCAAGTAGACAACCGGGCCGCATCCTTTCAATGACGTTATCCAAAAAGGGGCGACAATGCTGGATGGCGTCATGTTCCCAGGGCGCGTGCTCTAGGAAATTCTTGGGGGGCTGACACCCCACGATATTCCACAGCTTGAACTGTTGCCTGACAAATCCCGCCCGCTTGATGGCCCGTTCGAGGATGGCCCCAGCCGGGGCATAGGGGCGGAACGGTTTCCCGTCATGCGCCTCCGCATCCCCCAGGGCTTCCCCCAAGATGAGGACACCAAGTGTGCCCTCACCATCCGGCTCGCTGAAGCCGCATGAGCCTTTGATGGGGCAGTCGATTTGGCGGGGAAACTTGGTCACGCAGGCATCCTCACAAGTTTATTCGGCATCAGAAACCAATCGTGTTTATTTGGACCGTGACCGCCTTTCCACCTGGAGAATGTCACTAGCACATCTCCGCTACTGGATGGTGCAGTTTTAACTTTCCCTACGCGACGAAAAACAGCTTGAGAGCCGTGCTCGCGGCCGTCATTGATAGCCACTCTCACTCGGTCCCCGACCTTCAACTTCGGTTTACGTGCCACGTTTCACCTCCAACTTTCCTTTCTTCAAGTCTCGCAACACTTCCCAAACCATCCAGCACTGATGACATGCCTTAGGCACCACTGTCCCTGTGTAATCCGGGTGCGCAGCACACCGAATCGGGTTCTTAACGAGCGCCACAGACACACCTCCACCAATGAGCAACAAATGGGCAATGAATCCGGTCAGATTTAACCGTTTACCGCTCTCGGGAAGGGGTTGAGATGACCACCGAACCCGATTCTAAAGCACTTACGTTAGGGGATGGAGGGAGCGCGGTGGGTACCGCGCCCACGTTCCCCGGCCCGTAACTGACTCATTGTACAGTCTCATGCTGCGCGGGAGGCAGAGAAAGGGCAAGCAATTCGTTGAGCTTTGCCGCCGCCGCCCGGTTGTCCTCGTCGATTACGTGGGTGTAAATGTTGAGTGTGAGCGATACGTCCGAGTGGCCCAGCCGGGATTGGCGGACCTTCATCGGTACATGAGCTTGATCTAAGAAAGTGGCGTTTGCGTGCCTGAAAGCATGAAGCCCTTTTGGTACAATCCCGAGCTGGCAGCAAAGCGGTTTAAGGTGCTTGCGCACCACATTACCTTGATTCCACGGGCGTCCATCAGTCCCGTGGAACACAAGTAGCAAACCGGCTCGCCCTCTTTGCCGACCGAGATGTTGGGCCAATTCCGCACTGACAGGCAAGCGCCGGGTTGCATTCTCGGTTTTTGGTCTGCCGACTGAGCCACCCCACGCAGATTGCCGCACCTGCACCGTACACGAATCGGTTTCAACATCCTCCCACCTCAGTCCGCAAAGCTCCCCGGCTCTCATCCCCGTCTCCACCGCAAGCCAGTAGAACGTCCTGTATGGCTCCGGCGCTGCCTGAATGATCCTCCGACATTCTTCAAGCGTAAAGGAGGGCCGCTCGGCTCGATGCACTGTGGGCAAATCCACACCCTTCAGTGCATCATGCTCTACATGGCCCCAGGCTTCCGCCTTTTTCCAGATGAGGCGGAAAGTGATGATGATGTTTTGAATGTGTTTGGGTGAAAGTAGCTTTGGGGCCGATTGCTCTCGGCCTGTGAGTCCACCAGAACAGTGAGCGTGTTCGGTATCAACCCCACATCCCATCGACCCCAAACTTGTAATGAACTTTTGCATCAATGCTGGCCCAACCCCAGCCATCTGCATCGTCCCAAAATACGGCTTCAGATGTTTGTTGAGGTTAGACTTCATTGAAACCTGTGTTGAGGGCTTCATCAGCGGCAGCACGTCCCGCTCCCACTGTTCCGCCACTTCCATGAACGTCACCCGGTGAATCGGCTTATACGCCACACTATTCACCTTCGCCAGAATCGGCTCTAGCACCCTCCGCGCCGCCTTCATTGTTGGCAAATGCGGAATCTGCCTCAGCCTTGCATCCTCCGGTCTCAACGTCCCCAAGACTTGCGAGCGGTGGATGGCGCTCCCATCCTGCTGGTACTCAAGCCACCGCCCGATCCACATTACCGCTCCTCCCTTAAGCTTCCGTTGTTTCACGGTCCCTTGCTGATACCTTCGTCGTGCCACGTTCACCTCCCGGTGAGCGAGCGCGGCGGTCATCTCGGGTGACATGGTATCAGAGGGGCACATTTACTTGGAATCCTTCACTGTCGGTCGCAAAGAGCGGAACGAATCGAAGCAATAAAGGTCCGCTCCGCAACTGTGGTAAGCCAACTCACCAACCTTGAGCGGGTCGTAAAAGAAGTTCTGGTCAATCCTGAAAGGAATCGTCAGGTACAGATCATCCTCCGTTTTCAGGCCGATCAATTTCACGTCCCTGTGGCCGCGACCATAGCTCTGGTTACAGATGGTCGTAGCCATGATCTGCCCCACCGCCTTATAGTGCTGTTCCTTGTATCGCTGACAACCAACCGACAGGAACAGCACTGCTGCTGTAAGAAGGCGCAGCTTCATCCCTGCACCGGCGCGTACTTCGTGATCACCGCTTGTGCCCGCACCAGCGTTCCATCGGGCGCCTTCACCTCACTGACAAGCCCGCCGTTCCCATTCTCGGGAAACTTCCGCTGGCCGCGCAGAAAGGTCTTGTATTTCCCCTTGCTTGCGCCGTTCTCGGGCGGGAGCTGATACTGCGCCTCCCACCGGGTCGTAATGAGCACACGCGGCGACCCTGCCACAAACTGTGCAAACTGCCGCGCAAGGTCCCCGATGCTGATTCGTGCCGGGACCGTCTCACCCGCCGCCTTCAGCACACCCGCCATCCGGCTGGTCCCGCTGCTCTCCTGCACCAACGTGCTCACGGTGTCGAACACGACAAACTTTTTGGTGCCCTCCTCAATCGTCGCCTGAAGGTGGGCCATGATGTACTTCCGGCCATCCTTGGTCGTTCCAAGCTGCGTCCCCCGCTGCCCGAATGTGAGCACTGCAACATGCTCTCCATCATCCACCGGCGCGAGGCCAGCAAAGGCATCCCCATCCGGGTTGAGCACCAATTCCTCATCCGGCAAAATCAGTGTCGGATCGTTCAAATCAAGCGTCTGCAACTGTGTGTCGCTCATGCTCTCTTTTGCTCCTTTTGAATTTTTTGGTCCTCGTCTACTTCAATGATAAAAGCCACGCTGGCCCCGAGCGGGTGAATCCCTGGAACCGCAATGCGCTGCTTCAGGCAGTCAAATCGCATGTCCTCCGTCTCAACCACGGAGAATCGAAAGATGTCGCCCGAATCTGCTTCCCTGCTCCCGTTCTCCACCACCCGCCCAGACATGTAATGAGATCGAATCACTGGCGCCCCCCTTCCGCATCCACCTTCGCCTTCCACTCCTTCGCCCTGTCCGTTGTCCCCTTTAACAAGTCCTGTTCCAACCTTAGAAAGTCCGCGAGTGAATCCTTCAGCCCACCGCCCGGTTTCACAGTCGGCTCAAAGTACCCACCCGGATACTTCTCAGCCAGCCCGGCCAAATTCGCGCTCGGAATCGTCACTTTAGCGGGATACAGGATGGTCTTGAAAACCGGGTCCGGGTGCTTCACGAACCAAATGCGCCGCTTAATCTCGGTGCGTGGCTGATCCCCCGCCGTCACCGTCGAGGCATACCCATCAATGTGCAACAGCATGGAGCAATACTTCTGCACGTCACCAGTCTTGGCCTTCCCTGCCAGTCCCGGCCCGCGAATCACCACTCTGTCAGAGTCCTCCCCAATCACTTCATGCCCGGTCCATAGCACGCGCCAGATGTTCAACCCACCGAACGATTGAATGAGGCGCAGCAACTCATCCTGCACAAACCCGAAATGGGACTGACCAGCCTTGGCGAAAATCTGCCCCTCCTCCTCAAATCTCCCAACAACGTCCTGCCCAATCTGCCTGCCCTTCCCGCTGACATCGGCCAGCAGTCTCTCAGAAATCGAGCGCAGTCCCTCGATCACGTAGGCACCGAACACTTCCGGCTTCCACTGCCAGCCACCTACGCCGGTGCCACCCTCAGCTATGGTTTTACCTGTTAACATGGGCCACTGTCCCAGGCTCAACTTGCGCAGCGCAGGCAGCGGGTTCGCCACTCCATTCAGCCAAAACGCCTTGACCACCCCAACCTCAATCAGCGGCTCAAACAACTTCTGCGAGCTGACCTCCTGTGAGATCAAGGCAACCGGCTTCCGTGTGACCTCATAGGCCAGTTTGGCAAACTCGACGGCGTTTTCCGTCTTGCCCAACCCCGAATCACCATAAAAAATAATCGTGTTGGCAACTGAATTTATCAAGCGCCTCTCCTAATCACCGCAAGGTCAACCGTCCTGATCCCTAGCGAGAATCCCACCTTGAAAATTCCTAACAGAATCGCCTGCCGGTCCTCCCCTTGCCCACGCAGGGTGTCCCAGAGCTGGTCAACCACCCTTGCGAAATTCGTCCCCTGAAGCGCGAGCGCCATCTTTTCCCTGTCCTCTTGCTGCCCCAACAACTCAAGCACAAACGCCTCATCAATCAATTTCGATGTCAGGTGGGTAAGGGTCCACTCCATCAACCCGCTCTCCACCGCCAGTGTTTCCCGCTTCAATTCCTCCCTCATCTTGTGTGTGGAGGACTTATGCCTTGGCTGTTTCGCCATCGGGCACCTCCGCTTCCGCAGGATGGTTCGGCACCCGTACTTCAAACCCACTGTCTGAGAGGGGGTCCATCGGGTCAATCGGGCCATGACAAATCTCAGTAAACTGGCACTGGCCGGGCCAGTCACAAGAGCGGCGATTCTGTGGGAACTGTTCATCCAGCACCGGCAAGAATTGTTCTCTGCCAACCACGCGAAGTGCTTCCACCACATGCGCCGAGGCGGCAACCGCCCGTTCCTGATAAATCCTCTGTCTTAGCCAACCCTGCAACTCATGTGTGTTCCGATAAATCACGGGGGGCGTGATGATCTGCTCCTCAAGCAATGCCGGTTGGTTTTGCGCCAGCCATCCGACCCACCACTTCACACCCCCGTCGTGATCCCATGCATTTTCCCGGACCCATCCCTTCCCGAGTCTCCGCGTGTTCCCAAACTCATCCTTCCACTGGTATTGAGCGGCGTACTCAGTTTCAAGCGGGCGCAGTCCATCCTTTTTGTAATAACGGATCAGTGGAGACCACTGGACATATTGCCCTGAGTCATCCGGGTATTCCTTGCGCGGACCCTTAATCAGAAAGTTGTAGAGGACACCCGAGCACTTCCGGCCCATCAGGCTCTCAACGGCCAGCATCTCCGAAATGCCCTGGTCATCATGGAGGGCTTCCCGCTCCCTGCGCTTGTCGAGGGATGCCGCCGTCTTGAACGACAGCGCATAAAGGTCCCCCGACTCCCTCTCTTGAAGGATTGCGTCAGGTCTGGACATAAATTGACCGGAAGGACCGAATGGAAACACGATTTCCGTTTCGACGGCTGGGGTGTCCTGTTCGGGACTAACTGCGGGGACTATCGCAATGGTAAACTGTTGCAGGAGCCGTGGCAAGCCAATTATTGCCCAAGCTCTAACGAGGGCTTCAATCAGGGCGCGTTGTTCGGCGGCCACGAAGGTGAGTTGCTCGGTTTCCGAAAGCTGAAGGCCGCGTTCGGTTAATTCTTTGTCATATTCTTTGTGAGCAACCTTAACCGCTGCTTCAATTTCAAATTCATACATTTCACCGGGAACGGGACCCTTGACCGCCTCCATCAAAAGAGCCGCCAGCCCCGCGTGAACATGCTTCCCGGTGACAAGTGGAATTGCCTGCGCCTTCCGCCTGACGCCATGCCCACCAAACTCATACTCGAAATAGCGAGAGCGCGGGCACCGTTGGTAGGTAAGGATACGAGAACGATCAGTCTTGAAGGTCATGTCGCTTTTCTCGCCTTCTCCCTCACGGCTTTCTGACACTTATTACAGCGCCATGAGTAACGGTCCCTGAGGTCCCCACAATTCACGCACAACCCCTTCCGCTTCTGCTTCAGCGCCCACCGCTCCTGCCGCGTGATCTTTCTCGGTGCGGTACCTGATGTGTGACCTTTCATAATTGACGCTGCAAATTATTGCATAGCACTTCGCTGGATGTCAAGCATTAAATCAAGCAAACTTTGTGCTTGCGTCATGCATCGAGTTAAGCATATAATGACGTTTGGTTAGCTGGAGACGGAGGAATGGCATGACCGAAGAACTAGCCCGCGAGATCGACAAGGCGACGTGCATATATTGCGAGGATGGTCTGGTAATCCAGTCTGATGGTTGCCATATCACCGAGAGTGGAGCACGTGTCTCCTGCTACTCGCTGCGCGCAGCCCTGCTCCCCATTATCGAGCGAGCGCAGTCTGCCGTTCACGACTCTTATCGTCCGATGAAAGCAGTGTTGAAGGAGTTCATGTCCAAGACGCTGAGTCTACAAAAGCGTCTGAATGGAGTGCGCGATGCAATCATCACCGACCAAGCGACCGGAGCGGGGGACTACTCGGAAGCCGAAGAACACGCGGACAGAATTGTCGGCAAAGCAGAAACGAATCCTATGGAAGATATTGCGGACAAGTCCTGGGTTGGACTACTTCTGGATGAGGTAGAGGTGAAGGCAGCCATCGAGCGAGCGGTTGCCGCTGCCGAAGTCGCCGCTTGCAGGGAAGAGAGTAGGCGTCAAGAATACAATCGGCTCAACGCGGAAAAGGGCGGAACGCTTGGTCCCATGGCACCGCCAGTTCCGAATGAAAGAGGGGTAGGCGCTCTGAATAGGGCCATCGAGCGAGCGGTGCAGGCGGAGAGGGAAGCGTTGATCGCCTCGATAAGAGAGCATTGGCCTACTGCATCCCGCTTTCTTGAGAAGCACGCAGCTATCCGCGCCCGCAGTCAGGGCCAGCGCTCCCCGGAGGCGGAGTAAATGTGCTTCGAGTGCGCGGTCAATGAAGGCGACCGACGCGCAGCAAGGAACGGCGGCACTTTCTTCGATTACTTGATCGCCATTTTTAAGGAGCATCCCGGCTGGAACACGCCGGTAGGCCAACCGAGCTGCAAGGTGGCAGAGAAAGAACGCGGCGCAATTGTCCGCAGAGCTTTGGGAGTAAAGACGAACGAAGAGGATCTGGAGATAATCGATAAGGCTATCAACCAGGCAGAAGAAAAACCGCGCTCCCCGGAGGGTAAGTGAATGGCGAAAGCTCGCAAGCCGAAGTTTAGGGTGGGAATGACAGTTGTGGTTCGTTCCGCTAGAAGGCGGGCGCGAATAGTACACATGTGGCCCGTTGGAGATGGCAGTATGGCGGTTAACCTAGACCGTAAGGTAGATGGCTTCAATAGCTGGAATACCGATGCCTTGCGCCCCCTCACCGCACGCGAGATCGGGCCGCGCTCCCCATCCGCGAGCAAGGAGGAGTAAGTGAAACAAAAATGCAGTCTTTGTCGTAAGAAGAACGGGATACGCAAATCTTGCCCTAATTGTAATCGTATGGTTTGCAGCGACTGTTGGGGCAAGAAGCATAACGCGAATGTTTGCGGTTTTTGTGAGTGGCGAGGAGCGGTGAAGCCATGACCGAACCCGCGTTTCCGGCGCTGGCGCGAGCGGTAGAGTTTTACAAGCAATTTTCTGCTGATGGGAAGCTTACGCGAGAACTGGCTAGCAAGGACCTAGAAGCGGCCGAGAGGATGGCGGCACGAGAAGCGTTTTTAGAGTCACAACTGCAATGGGCGGTAGCAAGACTTTCAACTGTCGGACTAACCGCCGAGGATAATGTCAAATATCGCAGGGCCATCGCCTGCTTACCCCCGTCCCTCGGTTCTCGGGATAAATCAGGGGGCCAGCCCGAGCAAAGGAGTTAACGTGGGTCTATATCACGAGCGAGACCTAACAAAACTGCCGCTATGGGCACAGGATTATTTCGCTGATATCAGACGGCAGCGGGATGTAGCTGTCAGTGCCTTGAATGAATTCCAAGACGCCCAGACGCCTACCCGAATCTGGGTGGACGAACATGTTTGCACTGGCGAAGAACAAGGCCCGAGCATAAAGAAGCATTACGTCCAGTCTCGCCACCTAACCATTAAGGTAGGGAAAGATGAGCTTTATCTCTACCTTCGGGAGGATGACGAACTGGACATCAGCACAAATTTTGGAAGGCTGGCAATTCATCCCATAGCGGGTAACGCCATCAAGATTCGTGAGCCGAAGCGGTAAGGGCCAGCCCAAGGGTCAAACGAGGGAGAAATGAGCGAGCCAACAATGGAATATCCGAAACTGTGCCATCTATGTGGTCAGAAAATAGGGAGTCGCCTAGACCTGGATTGGCATGGAATCGGTAATTGCGCTCCTATCTGTGAGCGATGCACCGGAAGTGGCATTGACCCCGGAACAGATTCTGAGCACCGGGCCGCACTCGCGCAGCTTCGTGAGCCGATGGAATGCGGGCATCCGAAGGCGTGTCGAGTAGAGCAACCGCATCGCGTCATGGTCAATCTGCCGGACGAACCGGCACGTAGCGAGCCAGTGTTCAGATGCTCCGCTTGCGACCAAAGAGATGCCGCACTCGCGCTGTTCGCACGGCGGGTGGCTGGGCATGAGCCGACATCGTTTATCTACGGTCTTAGTGGCAACTACGCCAAGATAAAATGCTCAAAGTGCGGATGGATTGATGTTACTTGGCAGCAGCACATCCTCTCCCTCGCCGACCCGAAGGCCCTTACAGAGCATGATGCGGCGCTGGTGGCTCCGTTTCAAGCACGCGTTGACGGGCTAATCAATTCAGCAGCACAAGACTATCGAGAACGCAAGCAGCTCGAAGCCGACAACGCCGCCTTGCGCGAGCAGAATGCCAGCCGCGATATGGCAAAGCTACCCTGTGGTCATCCGAAGGCCTGTCTAGTAGCTGTGAATGATGCCTCTGCTATCGGGCAGAAGGAATGTGGGTGGTGCCTAAGTGAAAATAAGCTAAAAGCCGCCCTCAAGGCCCAGATCGCCAGCGCGGAAGCGAAGGCTTACCGGAGATGCGCTAACGAATTACAAACTTCGCCTGAAGTTGTGGATGATGATACTTTCCTTAGGTGGGCCGCCGAGCTGGAGAAGCAGAAGGCCGAAGCCTCAAAATAAATCCCGGAGCACTTTCTGAGCGCCGACCGTCTCCAAAAAATTCAAGCCCTGCAATTCCATCTCGGGAAGTGGTATGCCTCTTTTGACTGGCAAGCCTTAGAGGCCGCGATGTGCGCGGTAATCTGTCACCGAGCGACGCAAACAGAACCTATCTGGATTATTATTGTCGGGCCGCCCCGATCCGGTAAAACTGAAGCCATCACAGCGTTCAAAAAACTCCCCGAAAGCTATATGGTGGGCAATCTCAGCCCCAAAGCATTCATCTCGGGATACCGCGAGGGTGTTGGGCTGCTTGAGCGATTGGACGCAGCCAAAAAGCATCTCCTGCTCCTGAAAGACCTCACAACTTTGCTTTCGCAGAGGCAGCAGGACCAAGCCGAAGTTGTAGCCGCGCTACGAGAGATTGCGGATGGCAGCTACACAGTCGATAACGGTAAAGGTCAGGGTAGACCCTGGGAAGGCAAGCTAACTATTCTGGCAGGTGTGACTCAGGAAATTCATAGAGCATGGGGTGGCTTCGCTGGCCTAGGCCCACGTTTCATGTTCCTAAACTGGCGCCCCGCGCATCAGTCTCAGATAAGTAAACACTCCCTGAAACAGGTGGGTGGCGAACAGAGAATGCGTGAGCACACCCGAGACCTAATTGCAGACATTCTCAGCCATCAACAATGCTTCACATTCCCGACACTCACCAGTGATGAGGAAAACCGGGTCGTAAACTATTCCTGTTTCGCCGCTCGAATCCGTCAGAACGTGGTACGTGGGTACAATCACCAAGTCATTGACGTGGATCAGCCGGAAGGATCTGGGGTTCTGGCGAAAACATTTTTCTTAATTGCGAGAGCACGCGCCGCCATTTATGGCCGCACAGCGCTAGAAGAGGCAGATTGGCAGCTCGTCGAGCGTATCATGCACGATAGCCCCCCACCATATCGCATGAGCATCTTAACAGCCCTCATTGCGGAACCTAAGCTAAAGGCTGAGCTACGGCATGAGATAGGAGCGCAAGAAACCACC